AGGGTTTGTTCGCCAAATGAGCAATTGTCACTGCCTGTTGTGTTTGTAGCAAGAGCTGAATAACCTACAGCAGTGTTTCTTCCGGCTGTGGTGTTGGATTGAAGCGCAGACGCTCCAACTGCCGTGTTGCTACCGCCAGTAGTGTTGAGGTACATTGCTAAGTAACCCACAGCCACATTGTTAGCCGCCGTGGTATTAGCCGCCATAGCGGCAACACCAAAGGCGCTGTTGTTGTACCCAGTTGTGTTGGCTTGCATTGCGGAGGCTGCATAAACAACTCCTCCACCAAATGCGGCATTGTTATAACCCGTGGTGTTGTAACGAAGAACATCAATACCAAAAGCATTGTTGTCAGCGCCTGTTGTATTGGCTTGTAAAGCCCCTTTACCTACGGCTGTTAATCCACTTCCAGTGGTGTTTGTGTAGATGGCCTGATAACCTACAGCAGTGTTGCTTGAGGCTGTGGTGTTGAGGTAAAGGGCCTGATACCCCACAGCAGTGTTGTTTGAGGCTGTGGTGTTGCTTATTAACGCTCTTGCACCAAACGCCGTGTTATATGAGCCAGTTGTATTCCCACTAAGGGTTTGTTCGCCAAATGAAGCACCCCCCGTGCCTGTGGTGTTTGAATACAGCGAGGTATACCCCACAGCAGTATTGTTGTTGGCGGTGGTGTTTAAGTATAGAGCTTGAGTCCCTACGGCTACGTTATAACTATGTGAATTTGTAGAAGCACCAGCCAAAGCGTTGTAGCCAACGGCGGTGTTGTCATGGCCTGTGACGTTATAACGCAAGGCTCTCATTCCAATAGCTACGTTAAAATACCCAGTTGTTGCAGAAAAATTGGATTGGTAACCTACAGCCAAACTTCCACCACCGCCACCGTTTTGGTTATAACCTGCTTGGTAACCAAACGCATCAATGCCGCCGTTATTATCACTATATGCGGCTTGGTAACCCACGGCAGTTTGTTGACCGCCACCTGCAACAAGACTGTATAAAGACTGATATCCTACAGCAACGCTACTAGAGACTGTGGTGTTGGAGAAAAGTGCTGAATTGCCTATAGCAGTATTGGTTGCCCCAGTTGTATTTGCCTGTAAAGCACTCGCACCCACCGCAGTGTTGGTGGCTACAGCACCTGCGCCACGGCCTACGGTGAGGCCTTGGATTACTGCACCAGCAGTTAGCGTAGAGACACCCGTAACACCCAAAGTTGAACTTAAAGTAGCAGCACCTGTAACACCCAATGTGCCAGTAACCGTCAAGTCTGTAAATGTTCCCACACCAGCGGTATTGCTTATCTTGATGAAGTCAGAGCCGTTCCACGCACAAACAGCAGACTCACCAGCAACAATCGTCACACCTGTTGTTGGGCCAACACCAACCAACTTAACAGAAAAACCACCTGTCGTAGCGTTAATGATGGTGTAAATCTTTGACTGAGCAGGGGCCGTGATTGTGCGTAAAACCGTTCTTGCCCCCGAACACAACAAAATAGCTTGTCGTGCCTGATTGGAAGCAAGAGTTGTAGTGGTGAGTGTTACGTCAGCATCTGACGAAAGCGTGGTTGTTCCTGCAATAGCCGTGTCCAGCAATGATGTGATGCTGTTGTTGACCGTGTCGCCCCATGTACCACTTAGCTCTCCCGTGACCGGAAGGCCCAAACCCAATAGTGATGTTGCTGCTGTTGCCATGTTTAAACCTCAAGTTACGACTTCTGCCCAAGCAGGGGTCTGTGCGTCTGAAACATCTCCCCAGCCGGGAGTCTGCGGATTGCTGATATTTTGCCATGAAGGTGTCTGCGTGTCATCTATGATTTTCCAATAGACAGCAATCACATCACCCACTGATCCTGTTGCGCTTACACCTGTCAGGGCAACCAACTGGTTAAGCCCAACTGCCTCAACATTGCCGGTTGCCGCACTGCCCGTTATCTCAATCACCGCCCCGCCGTGGGTAACGGTTCCAACCGCTCCAGCCGCAGAAACGCCCGTCAGGGCAACTGATAGGGCTACCCCTACGTTCCCAGCAAAACCAAAAGCTACATCGCCATCTTCACCTTCGGCGGTGCTGGGAGCCATCGCCCCAACTGCACCAGAGGCTGACACCCCAGTGATCGCAATGGATGTGGCCCCCCTAGAAACTGTTCCAACAGACCCTGTAGCTGATACTCCGGTAAGGGCTTTTGTTCTGCTTGGAGCTACCGTCCCAACTGATCCTGTAGCCGATACGCCTGTTAGAGCAACGGAACGAGATGGCACTACTGTGCCTACGCTACCTGTTGCAACATTGCCATTTTCTGTTGGGCTGTTTGTCTCTGTAACAGACCCTACATTACCTGTAGCCGATACCCCGGTGAGGGCTATAGACCTTTCCCCAACAGTAACTGTACCTACCGCCCCGGTTGCCGCATTGCCATTCTCAGCAATACTTATACTGGGCGTGACTGAGCCGGGGGTTCCGGTTGCCGCAACACCCGTAAGGGTGATTTCACCAATGCCCCAAGTGCCGCTGCCCCAAGTGCCGCTGCCCCACCCAGCCATGATCTACCCCTTTAGGTGGTAGCCAAACGCAACAGAGCAGTCGAAGTCGTGTTGGAGGGCATCGTCAAGGTAAAAGTTCCAGCCGTGATTGTCTGCGAACCAAAGGTGTGGACACTGACCGCCTTGTTGCTCTGTGTTGAGTTATAGATTAACACTGCATCAAAGGCTGTGGTCAAAGTCACCGTGGTGTAAGTGATCGAAGCCGAAGGCGTAACAAAACCCACACCTGCCGTAGCAGATGTGTTGGTTGACGATGGCACAGTTGCAGTTGTTACCGCAACACCGCCTGCCGTATAACCTGTTCCAGACACTTCCCCGGTAGCGGAATATGCCGTAGTTGCGGCATTGTAGGTGGCTGAAGTTAGATACAGCGCTGCTTTAAATGTATCCCCAGTTGGAGCCGTCAAACTAGTGCGTGAAACAATAGTTGAAGCACCAAACTGATGTTGGGCTGACATCAGTTCACCAAGGAACGATGTGCACATTGATTGGGTATTTGCCATGATATTTCCTTATGTAAAAGAGGCGGTTTCGCCACCAGCAAAAGTGGGCGGTTTTTTCAGGGTTACATGGGCAGAACGATGTACAAGCTCGCCCTCCAGCCAATACTCAACCCAAGTGGTCAGTTCATTGTCATTGTCCACGGTTCCTTCTCGCTTCTCAAGCAAGGAATCATCCATTTCGCCTTTGGTGGTTGTGACTATCAATTTGAACTCCTGATCAATGCTGTGGTTGATGTGTTGGATGGCATCGTGATTAAGAACGTGGTGGTCGATGTCTTGTCAGACCCAAAGTCCAGCACGGCCACCGATTTGTTGCCCTGGGTTGAGTTGTAGATCAAAGCACACCGGGCCGTCAATGCTGCCGTCCACGATACATTGGCAAAGCCTACATAGGCTGTGTATCCAGATGTGCTGACCGTGATGCCGGTCATGGTTGCACCGCCAGCCACATAAGTGCCTGTAGCCGCCACTTCATTGGTGCTGTCGTAAACAGTGGTGTCTTCGTTTAAATTTGCATTGGCCGTGTACAAGGCGATCTTGATCACATCAGTGGTCAGATCATGGATGCCCTGATAAAGCTGAGCCTTAAAGCTGGTGGTCTGTGTTTGAACAATGCTCACGATACGGGGATCCTTGTCTGACCGTCACGATAAGCGTCCATACGCTGTTTGCCGTCACCCAAGTTCTTGAGCAGAGCAATTGCCTGAACATACCGCTGGTTGACCAGCGCAACCATATCAGGCTCACCCTTCATGTAGGTGTAAGCCTCACACAGGGTTCCGTAAAGCAACGCAGAATCAAAGTTGTCGCCCAACCATGTGGTTAAGGCGGTCACAATGGATTCTGGGTAATAGTAATAATGCAACTCCGTGCCATAAATTGCATCAGGCGTTGGACCAAGAATGAACGACAGTTCATTTACATTTGTGGACTGAGGGCCAAAGATGGCGTAATGCTTGGGAGTGCCTGAATCTGTTGGATTTGGATATGCCTCACGAATGAAGTTCACATCCTTGTTCAAAAGATAGGTGTAAGCGCCGCCGCCGTTGGGATAAACGGCAATTGAATATACAGACAAGAAATCATCCGGACATGACAGATACTTGTTGCCAGATGTGATTGTGCCCGTCACATTTTTGCGCAGGTTTGCAATCTGAACAGAGTTGTATATACGCTGTTCAGCCTGCTTGATCATTGTGTTCATGTCCGTTGTATTGAACGTGTTTTCACAATAATCGCTGACAGCGACTACAAGCTGAGCATATGTCAGTGCCATAGATGTATTAACCCATTGGGCCTCTGGACATCACACCTTTGGTGGCCGCGCCAGTGCCACGCATCTTGATGCCGCTGGTTTTGACTTCATCGTTGATGCCGATGCTCACGCCATCCAAAGGATTCCAATTTGCCTTGCGGGTAATGGGAGCCTTGGGGCGCTTCTCAACACCGGCCTTGCCGTCCATGGTGTGGGGCACGGCATAGGTGCTGGCATCACCAACCTCTTTGCCCATTACTTTTTTGCTAAATTTACCCATTATTTGCTCCCAGATTTCTGGTTCATTGCACGGGAAAGATTTTTTCCGTATTTCTTACGATCCATGCTGGTGGGGCCACCGGCCTTCATGCCCTTGGCATGCATACGGCCTTCATGGCCTTTAACAGCCTTTTTGGCTTCGGTGTCGGCAATTGCCTTAACTTGCTTCTTGTCCATATTCGCTCCTAAGTTACACTGACCGTGACTGTACCAACACTTGTCGTTGCCACCAAGTAGTTTGGCGTGAGTTCCACATCAAAAAAGCTGGAGCCACCTACTGGTCTCCAGCCCCACTGAATATCCCTGGAGCCACCCGTTGGGTAGCCTCCAAAACCTGTGACATTATCCTGCAATCCGTTTAAACCAGCGGTGACATATGTCAGGTCTGGACGGGGCTGTCTTACAGCCTGCGGGTCATCAACCGGGTACATACCCAGTTGCAATTGAGGTTGATCTGGATCCCAGCACTCATCGCAAACCTTGAGTTGATACACCTTAGTTTTGACGATCTCCATGCGAAGCTGTGTAAGCTTATAGCGTTGACCGCAACGGTCACACTCAGCAATGCTAAATTTGCCAGAAGCATACCTATTGCTCATCAGGCACTCCCGCTGGCAATAAAGCTCTGACGGGGTACAAATCTAACTGCGGCCTTTTCGTGATCCTCGTAGGCGGCAAGTTGCCATGCCTCATCGTAGGTTGCCTTGAGCATATCCAGCCTTGGAGTTCCCTCGGGGATCTTCTGGGCAATGTAATAGGCCAGCCCAGCAATCATGCAGGGATAGAAGCGGAAAGGCACATCCATCACGTTTACACCGCCACCAGAGTCCTGGGTGCGGCGCAAGCGCCAATAAACAAACTGATATGTCTGTGAGCCGTCAGGCGTAGGCCATACGGTCACTGCCGGGGGTTTTGTCCAATACACCGCAGTTGCAGAGTTATGAGTCACTGCAATGGTATTTTGCTGGCCCCTGCCGCAGTTATTCAGCGTTCCGCTGATGGCATTGTCATTTTGGACAATGTAGCCATAGCTGATCACTTCGTTGTCCAACTGGATGAAACCTGCCGCTGGAAGCTGGGTCACATCAGTGATGGCAACGCTGGTTGCCGTTGCACTCATTGATGCCGTTGTAGTGGCATTGATGGAATTGACTTTGCCGTCCATGCGCTGAATCCACACTTGGATTGGACGGGCTTGAGTAATCTTGTTGGGGATCGTGGCATAAGTAGAAACACTAATGCGAGTGATCGTCAGATCAGACTGCGTAGCGGCATTGTTTGCCTGGGTGCGGATCACATGCTCCAACAGATCTACAGTGTCGTTTGGCAGAGCATATGTGTTTACACCCTGCTGGAGGGTGATCATGCCGGTGTCAATCGTCCACATGTTGATGCCACGATTTGCCCAATCGGCAAACATGATGTTTAAACTGCGCCGCGCTGTGCGCAGGTCATATCCAGAGCGCAACTCTCTTCCGGCTCGTTCAAAAGCCTCTTCCACGATCTCTGTCAGATCTGGATCAAATGTGGTTGCACCGGATGTGTATGCCATTATCTAAACCCTGCTGTTTTCTTTGCAATGCTTTTGGGCTGAGATACAAACTGCTTACCAGCCGCCTTCCCCGCCCGCTTGGCGCGGGTGGTAGCGGCGTATTCGGCAGGGGTTAAAGCTTTGATTGCGGCTTCAGGCAAGTACCGCTCACCCGTTTTTGACGAAGGCTTCCCCGACTTGGTGCGCCATTTCTGATCGCCCCAATTTTTAAGAGATGTCTGCGGCGCTTTCAATCTTTATATCCCCCGCCTGCGGCTTTGTATTTCTTTGCCACAAGCTGCGCTTTACGGGCCGACCACTTACCAGCGCCAGTGCCTTGAGTGGCCGCAGCTTTTACTTGCGACACAATCCGCTTGCGAAGCGTTGGTTTTGTGTAATTTCCAGCCGCATTCACACTGCCGCCTTCAGCATATTCTGTGAAGTCAGTGTCATCCCGGCGAGCTTTACGCTTGCCTTTGGGCATCTTTGACGGGTCTATGGCCCCCATGCCACGGCTGGAGATCATCAGCACATCTTCCCACGGGTCTTGCCCCGTTGCGCAATTCCATCAGCGCGTGAAGATGCCGACACCTTGCCGCCTTTTTTGTACTCAACACCGCGAGACTCACGGCGAACCTGATCGGCCATTTCACGATCAGCGGC